AATTGCAACATTCAGTGCATCAGGATCACGCGTGTTTCGATGTTCGCGTTCTTCTGCATCGTCCGACGAAAGTTTACTATCCAGCAGCAGAACTCCACCCTTATTAGTGCTGCTGATCTCGCCAAAGTCTTTCGGCATAGCTTACGCCTGTGTTCCCGTCTCCACCGGTTTCGTTGCTTCAACGACCGGCATGGTGTTTGCCGCCGGAGGAATGGGTCCGAAACCGTGAATTTGAATTGGTCCGGCACCATTTTGTGCGCGTGCTGTGTTGTAATCTACGAACTGCTGATGTGCATCCCCCGATGAATCGAGTTCAAAGATTTCCGAAACAGTTACTTGTGATGCTGTTCCCGGTGAAATGTACTCATCATCAAGTTTGACCATCGTTCCAGTACCACGCGTTGATCCGGTAATTGCTCTCATCAACTGCGTAGCTTCTTCCAGACTGTCAAATTCGATGACTTTTGTTTCGCCTTTGATGTCGTTGTACATCAAACCAAACTTCATAATTTGCACTCTCTTTAAGATGAAGGAAGGTACAGAATGTAGCGAGCCACACTGCGCTACATTCTGCACCAACAAATTTGCGAAACTAGCTTACGCTAGATGTGGCTTCGCTTACGTACCGTTTCCGTTGTAGATGAAGCGGTAGTCGAGAACCGTCGTTGCGTAACGACGACGCACGCGATAACGAATCTCATCGCGTTCAAACGAACGTCCGGCATCACGCGCTTCCATCATCAGTTCAAGCGGATCGCGATCCTGAAACACGATTGAACGCGGGTCGATGAGATACCACTGTCCTGCGGGCAGAAAGCGGCTGATTTTGAGGTTGTACAACCCCTGCAACGGATTGGTGGTCATCGTCCAACCCGTCAAGCCGGACGTTGCTGTGTTCGCAGTTTGTCCAGCAGCACCGGGAACGGAAGGCTGCAGCGTCGAGTTGAGAAGTTTTGCTGCATTGAATTTGTCTGCCGGTGACACAAGCAAGATCGAGGGTTTGACCATGATGCGATTGCCGAGCGGATCGGTCATATTCATCATGGAAATGTCGGCAGATTCGAGCGTGGGCTGCGAGAGTGCTCCGAATGCTGCTGGGCGATTGCCGATTGCCGTCGTGTACGATGTGTTTGCAATCCCGGTAAGTCCGCGACCTTGGGGTGCAAGCGTGAATACATCGACGCCGAGAACGTCCGATTCTTCCTTATAACGGATGCGTTCGCCGAGTTCCGTTGCTTTCTGTGCAATTTGTCCGGTTTGATCATCGTCAATCAGTTCGCGCTCGAATGAAAGAATGCGACCGACTTTCTTGTTGACGAGAACCATGTCGAGCCCAGCAAGACGGGAGTCGTTGAACTTGCCGCCGAGCGGAACATCTTGCGGAATCTCGACGCCGAACATCGGGGCGTACCATTCTTGCCGATTGCGCGATTGACGCATGTTGACAATATCGGTGTAGATGAAATCCGTGATCGACTTGTATGCATCGAACATGAAGTTCTGCACACCGTAGCGGAGAAGCGCACCAAACACGGTTTCGGAGTTTGCTTCTTTGAGACGGGAAGGTGCGAGTTTCGCTGCGTTCTCTCTCAAACGTTTGAATGAAAACGAATCGTCATCAAAGGGAATCTTTGTAACGTCGAACTTCGCTTCTTCCATAATGGATTCGGCAAGACGCGATTGGATTGCGTCGATGCGCTTCGTCTGCCGTTCCAGGAGATTTACTTTTGCCATGTTGGTTACTCCTAAACGACCGGGAACGGAAAGTTGGGTTTGAGCCAAACGTCAATATCGACGCCCGCTGCACCGAGAAGATTTGTTGCACCGTTCATCGTGAGTTCGGGAGGGATGATCGCGAAACCAACGGGTACGGTGCGAGCACCCGCGTTGGTTGTGTTGGTGATCGTTTGTGCATCGAACGTCTCATTGAAATACACAGGTTGAAATTGCTTGTACGTTTCACCCGGAGACGTTTTCAAGCGAACGATTCCGCCACGACGAATTTCGAGTGAATTGGTGAAATCACCAAGTGATGCAAACGGTGACTGCTGCATGGAAACTCCCAAGTAGTTTGCCATATCAGCTTGAACAGTAACGACGCGCATCGAACCGTTACCGGCAGCAAGCGTATTGTCCCAGGTGCAGATGTCACCTTGATTGATGACTTGACCCGGAACAATGGGATTACCGGCGAGAACATGATCGTAAGTTTCACGACGATCAATGTTTCGCGAAACACTTGCGAACTGTTGGAGATCAAATAAGAAATTCTTCACTTCGACTTACGCCTCCGTCAAGCCGTCGAGCAAAGCGTTCGTACGAACAGTAGCATCACTTTCGCGAATGCTCACGTTTGTACGCTCGCCGTTACCTTCGACACGCTTCTCTTCGTGTTTGAAACCGATGGATTCGAGAAAGCGTTCCTCATTTGTGAGAATGTCTTTCATCTCGGACTCGGTATGTCCAATCATTTGCGAAAGAGTACGCGCCATCGCACCTTCCGGGATTTTTGATTCGCGAAGAAGTTTCTTCGCAGTATCAGACGATTCACGAAGATCGCGCTGGGCACGCAGTTCTGCATTCTCTTTCAAGACTGCATTCATGTTCTCGTTCGTGGAGTCGCCGTTGTTCTTCTGTGCTTCGCGAAGCGCAGCAGAATAAAGCGAGGGATACTTCTTTTTGAGTTCCGCATCGCTTTCGGATTCGTTGAGATTACCTTTGGCAGCAGCGGCAGCTTCTTGTTTCTTTTTATCAGCAGCCGCTTCATCCATCATCATCTTTTTCTTTTTGGTGCCATCGGCGTTTTCGTCGCCTTCATCTGCACCGTCGTCCGTTGCATCTTCTGCATCGGCGGCTTTCTTGTCGTCTTTTGCTTCGACGATCTTCGCTTCTTTCAAAAGCGCAACGACTTCTCCAAGAAACGCGGGATCAATTTCTTTCCCCTTTTGCGCTTCTTCGAGTTTCTTTGCGGCTTCCAAGAGTTGAGCTTGTGTTGCCATGCCTTGTCCTTTCGGATAGATGTTTGTGTTTGCGCCGTATGCGCCCTCAACAAGTTTGAGGAAACCGCCTTGTCGTGCGGGTTTGGTCACGATGTCTGCGCTAAACGCGCCAGTGATCTTCGTTACATCATTCACTTCGCCGAGATTACCGCGACTGTGGGGAACAGTATCGCCATCAGCATTGATCGAGATTCCAACGAAAGATTTATTGGGAAACCGCTTGTTAAATTCGATTGACTCTTTAATGAGCCCAACAACCCAATCCGCACCCTCTGCGATTTTGAGTTTTGCACCATACGCACCGAGCATTTGTCCCGCGTTGTTTTTGTCGGGTACTTCAAGGTACGTTGATTCCATAAAATAGCCCGCAAGATCACGGATGCTACGTTCGGGACGCGTTTGATCGTCGATCTTAGAAGGGTGATCGGCGTAACACTGTTCGCCTTCAAAGATTTTGTCGGCAACAGCTTGTTTAATTGTTTCGCGTAAATAAAAATGCTTGTCGCGTTTGTTACCGAGTCCTTCGGTAATGATGATACAATCAAATGTGCGCTTCTGCGAATCATACGATCCTTCAACGAAGTGCGCGCGAACAACCATTGACTCTTTAACGCGGACGTTTAGACCTACTTTTTTAGCAGCGTCCTCAAGAATGGTAATCATGGTTGTCGGAGATTTGATTGTAATCGCCATTAACGATATTTTTCTTCGGGATTCATTGATGTGCGTTTTGCTTTTACGCGCACCATTGCTTCAACCGGTTTGAAATTTCGCGTCAACGCTGCAAGTGAAGTTTCGCCGTTTGCTTCATGCACATCAGCACGTTTGATCTTGATCGGTTGACCAACAGCCATACTACTACAAGATGGATCGCTAGCAAAAACGTGAGACGGTATGGGGACTGCTTGACATCCTATGAACTTCGTAGTACAGTCGGGGTATGGAAAGCAAACGCTCGCTAACTCGCTTACTGACCAAGTACCCCGAGATCATCGCTCTCGACTCCAAAAGCCACATGGCGATCCTCGCACTCAGCCTCGAATTGGTCTATAAAGGAAAGGCCGTCGCCAAGATCAGGAAGGGCGCGAAACCACTTGACTTCATAGCTAGCCAGGTGTATAATAGTCATAGGTCAAGGACAGTATGATCTTAGACCGAACACTTAGGAGACAAGCAAGCCTTATGTCACACAAACTCAGCAATCGCAAAACCGGCAAAGAGATCAAAGTTCTCGGCAAACAATTCGAAGCCCAGGGCAACAGCAAAGACGACGCTGCACTGTTCGTCGTCGGCAAAGAACTCGCGTGGCACGGTCTTGGTCGCAACGTCGAAAACGCACTCAATTCAGCCGAAGCACTTGAAGCCTGCGGCGGCGACTTCGAAATCAAGAAAGGTGAAATCTTCACCCCCGACATGCAAGTGATCGACAAGAAAATCGGTCAACGCATCTATCGCGCCGACAACAACGAAACGCTGGGCATCGTCGGCGACCGCTACCACATCATCCAGAACAAAGATGCATTCGCGGTCATGGATGAGATCGTAAAAGACGACACTGCAAAATTCGTGAGCGCGGGCGTGCTTGGTAACGGTGAAGCAATTTTCATCACCGCCAAACTTCCCGAGAACATCAAAATCGCAGGCGACGACATCATCCCGTACTTCCACTTCCTCAACTACCACGATGGTAGCGGCAGTGCGAAACTCTACTCCGCACCGACGCGCCAAGTGTGCGCAAACACCGTCGCCTTCGCACTTGCCGAAGCGAAGGCCGCAAAACGCATGTTCAACATTCGCCACACGCGCAACTACGAACAGCGCCTTGAAGAAGCAGCAAAAGCACTCGGCATGATTCGCACCTACGCCGAAACGTTCGAAGCGTTTGCGAACCGCCTGCTCAACATCAAATTCTCGGAAACGGATTTCGAAAAAATGATGGATCACCTGATGGAAGAACCGGAGGACAAAGACACGAAGGCGTTCACGCTCGTTGATCGCGAACGTGGAAAACTGCACCAAGCACACATGGCCGTCGATCTCTCAAACGTACAGTACACCGCATGGGGTGCGTACAACGCGGTTGCCGACTACGCCGACCACATGCGCCTCTCGCGCGGCGATGACCAAACGCGCAAGGTGAACGAATTCCTGCGCACGTTCTCGACGCAAGGAAGCGAGATCAAAGACAAAGCACTCGAATACATCCTCGCGACGAAAGGGTAATGGTAATCGACCTGGGCACAGTCTCTAAACTGCCCGCCTTCACACTTTGGGGGATGCAGGTTGCCGGGGTAACTTCCCGCGTGGTTCGAGTCCACGATGCTCATTGTGAAAGCAATAGATCGCACGCGCGCAAGTAGTCGATTAAGTTCCGGCGAACGCGCGCCTGCGACCCCTATCACTTACAAAATAATAGGAGACAACATGGGCCAACCCAATAATCTCGACATCG